AAGAGTTAACCCAATCGTTAGCTTCCCTGGATCTGGTTCTGTATTATTTGGTGACAAGACTGCTCTTGCTTCACCTTCCGCATTTGATAGAATCAATGTTCGCCGTCTCTTCCTTAACATTGAGGCAAGAGTTGAGAAACTTGCTAAGGCAGTTCTATTTGAACTTAACGATGAAGTTACTCGTTCTGGGTTCCTTTCAAATATCAATGCATATTTGAATGATATCGTTGCACAGCAAGGCATCACTGATTTCTTGGTTGTTTGCGATACATCTAACAACACACCAGCAGTTATTGACCGTAACGAATTTGTTGCGGAACTCTTTATTAAACCTGCTCGTTCCATCAACTACGTAACAGTAACCTTTACTGCTACACGTACTGGTGTTTCGTTCAGTGAAGTCATTGGACGCTAATTCGTTAAATATATAAGAAGAGGACATTTAAAACAATGGCAATTACAAGCAACGTATCAAGCTTTCTACAGGTAGTAAAGCAGGGTGTTCGGCCCAATATGTTTCAGGTGGACATCTCGTTCCCTGGATCAGTTGAGGCAGATCAAACTTTGGTATCATACATGTGTAAATCTGCTGTACTTCCTGCATCAAATATTGGTGTAATTGAAGTTCCTTTCAGGGGAAGAACAGTTAAGATTGCTGGAGACAGAACATTTGATAACTGGTCAGCAACATTCATCAATGATAAAGAGATGAAGTCACGTTCATACTTTGAGCAGTGGTTGAACCAGATCAATACACATAAAGAGAATACTGCTCAGATCATAGATCCTACAGAGTATGGTCGTTCACTAGTTGTAAGACAATTAGAGAAAGATAATTCTCAAGCAGGTGATGAACTAAGATCATATAAGTTATGGTATGCATTCCCTATAAGCACATCAGCAATTGATCTCGCTTATGACAGCAATGATCAGATTGAAGAATTCACTGTTGAATTCCAGTATTCTTACTGGACAGTTGGTGACGATAGTGACACTACTGCTGGAGATAGCGGAATTGCGATCCCCTAAATAACTTTAGGAAACATTCGTTTAATTAGTAATGGGTCAATTATTTGGCTTCCAGATTAACCGTAAAGCTGAGAAAAAAGGACAGTCACCAGTACCTCCTCTCGCTGACGAACCAGTCTCTATTGCAGCTGGCGGTTACTTTGGGACATACGTAGACACAGATGCCACCGCAAGGAATGAGTACGAGCTAATCCGTAGATATAGGGATATGGCTCTTCATCCAGAGGTGGATTCTGCTGTTGACGAGATAGTGAATGAGTTTGTTGTTAGTGATAACAATGACTCTTGTGTAGATATTAATTTAGAAAATTTAGATATTGGTGCTGGAGTTAAAAAGAAAGTCCGTGATGAGTTTGATTATATAAAGAGACTTCTTAATTTTGACAACAGAGCACATGAAATTGTTCGTTCGTGGTATATTGACGGACGAATTTTTTATCATAAAGTAATAGATTTAGAAGAACCTAAGAAAGGCATTGTTGAATTGCGTTATGTAGATGCAATGAAGATGCGTAAGGTGAGGCAGAAACTTGGCAAGATGGGTGAGGGAATGGATCCCAATGTCAAGAGAGCAGTTCAAGGTACTGCATTAGAACATGAATGGGGTAACTATATTGATTATTATTTGTACAACCCTAGAGGATATTTAAGGGGTGGTGCATTAGGTCCAGTGGGAGATATGTCTAACTCCCAAGGTATTAAGATGGCAGTTGATTCAGTTGCTTTCTGTTCTTCTGGACTACAGGATTTAAACAAGAGAATGCATCTTAGTTTCATGCATAAAGCGATTAAGTCTCTTAATCAGCTCCGCATGATTGAAGATGCTCTTGTCATCTATAGATTATCACGTGCTCCTGAACGTAGGATATTCTACATTGATGTAGGAAATCTACCAAAGGTAAAAGCAGAACAATACTTGCGTGATGTAATGGCACGTTATCGTAACAAGTTAGTTTACGATGCAAGCACTGGTGAGATTCGTGATGACAAAAAGCACATGAGTATGCTTGAGGATTTCTGGTTACCTCGTAGAGAGGGTGGTCGTGGAACTGAGATCACCACCTTGCCTGGTGGACAGAATCTAGGAGAACTCAAAGATGTTGAGTATTTTAAAAAGAAGCTTTATAATTCTCTCAATCTTCCTCCTTCAAGGCTCACAGACGATAACAAAGGATTCAACCTTGGTAAAACCACTGAAGTCCTCCGTGACGAACTTAAGTTTACCAAGTTCATTGGAAGAATGCGTAAAAGGTTTGGAGAACTTTTTCACGATATTCTCAAGACGCAACTCATACTCAAGGGAGTAATTTCTCCTGAAGATTGGGATGAGATGAAGGAGCATATCCAATATGACTTCCTCTTTGATAATCATTTCAATGAATTGAAAGAGAAAGAAATGCAGTTAGCACGAATCAATCTTGCAACTCAAATGGATGTGTTTGTTGGTAAATATTATTCCATTGAATATATCCGTAAGCATATTCTTGAGCAGTCTGAAAAAGAATACAAGGAAATTGATAAGCAGATGCAGAAGGAGATTGATATGGGTCTAGCACTTGATCCAATCAATGTCACTCAGTTGGATCAGATGGATCGTATGAACCAAGCATATGCTCCAGAGATTTCAGCACAGCAGCAAGATGATCAAGCACAATTAGATCAAGCAGCTGCGGATGATGCTCATAAAAAGCAAATGCAATTAGCGAAAGCTCAACCTAAACCTACAAGTAATACTAAATAATTAATTATTATGGCTGAAGATGTAAAGATTGATCAGGCAAATCCTGAAGAAGGTGTAATGGATGTTGTAAAGCATATTGCTGATAACCAACGTGCAGACGCTATAGATAAACTTCAAGATTTACTATACGCAAGGTCAAGTGATGCTATAGGAAAGTACAAACAGACTGTAGCAAACACACTTTTTGATGAACCAAAAGTAGAAGATAAACCAGAGGAACCTTCAAATGAAACTGATAACGGAAGCGATTGAAAATGTAGAGGTCATCACCGAAGGTAAAGGTGCTGATAAAAAACTCTATATTGAGGGAGTATTCCTTCAATCCGAATTGAAGAACCGTAATGGACGTATGTATCCATTCCCAGTTCTAGAGAAGGAGGTCAATCGTTACAATGAAGAGTACATTAAAACATCACGTGCTCTTGGCGAATTGGGTCATCCTGACGGTCCTACTGTTAACCTTGACCGTGTTTCCCACAGAATCACATCGCTTTCTGCTGAAGGTACTAACTTCATTGGAAGAGCACAAATCCTAGACACCCCTATGGGTAAAATTGCATCATCACTTTTAGGTGAAGGTGTAAAACTAGGTGTTTCATCAAGGGGCATGGGTTCTATTGATAGACGTGAGGACTGTAATGTGGTAATGGATGACTTCATGTTAGCAACTGCTGCTGACATTGTTGCTGATCCTTCCGCACCAGATGCTTTCGTTAATGGAATCATGGAAGGTAAAGAGTGGGTCTGGGATAATGGCATACTCAAGGAGACAAAGGTTGCTAAATATCAGCGTTATATGAGTGACGCTACACGTCAAAACCTAGAGGAAAGAACACTTAAAGTGTTTGGTGACTTCCTTTCAGGTTTATAGATTTAATAAATAAACATAGATTATTCACAGTAATTTCAGGGAAGACTTACGATGTCAAATACATTAAACGAAAAGTTTGAGGAATTCGCCACCGCACAGGCTGATGTTCTCAAAGAATATCAAGATCCTATGCCAACAGTAACTGCAACAGTAGTTCCTGCGACTGGTTCCGATCCAACAGCTGTTTCGGGTGACCCCCAACAGAGATCAAGCGGAAAGGATGAACCATCAGGTTCTGATCCTAAAGTTCCAGAGGCTGTTGCCAATGGACAATCAAGAAATGACTTGGGTGGATCCCAGTCACCTCCTCTTCACGCTGCTAAAGGTGAAGGCGAGCAAAATCCTGGTGCTAAAGCATCTGCTCCTGTATCTCAGGATGGTAGCGAGACATCTTCTTCTGGTAAGCCTGGCGATGAGGCAGGTCCAAATTCCCTTGGTGCTGACGTAACACACGGAACTTCTACAGGTCCAGATGTTAAGTACCCAATTAAACCATCGTATGAATCTGTGGATGTATCAGACGATGTAAAAGCCCTCCTAGAGGGAACAGAACTCTCTGAAGAGTTTGCCGAGAAAGCAAAGACTATCTTTGAAGCTGCTGTCAAGGCAAAACTATCAGAAGAGCATGACAAGATTGTAGAACACTTTGCCAAAGAAACTTTAGAAAAGATTGAAGTTGCTAAGAAAGATCTTTCTGAAGATGTTAATGGTACAGTGAACTACGCTGTGACACAATGGCTAGAAGAGAATCAATTAGCTGTTGATCATGGTATAAAGACTGAGATTACTGAGGACTTCATGGTAGGTCTTAAGAATCTCTTTGAAGAGCACTATATTTCTATCCCAGACGACAAAGTGGATGCGGTAGAAAGTATGGCTGCATCAATTCGTGAGATGGAAGAAAGACTAGACGAACAGGTCAAGTCCAATGTGAAACTTCAAGCTCGTCTAAATGAGTCTGCAAGAAAAGAAATTCTGACCACTGTGTCGGAAGGATTGGCAGATACTCAGAAGGACAAACTCAGCAAACTTGCTGAAGCAGTTGAGTTCGTATCTGAGGAAGACTTCACTAAGAAGGTAACAACCTTTAAGGAAGCATATTTCAAAGAAAACGCACCTGCACCTGCAACTTCAGAAGTTGCTGATGAAACCCCAGTTGAGGGAGTAGAAGCACCTGCTACAAATCCAGCAATGGATGCGTACACTGCTGCACTTGCTCGTTGGAAATAGATAATAATTAACTTTTAAACAGAGAGATTAAACAAATGTTTAACGCAAAAGCTCTGACAGAAAAGTGGAACCCTGTTCTGAATCATGAAGGCACTGCTGCCATCAAGGATAATTACAAGAAAGCGGTTACCGCAGTTCTGTTAGAAAACCAAGAGAATTTCCTACGTGAAGAGCGTGGAATGATTAACGAAGCTGGTGGAGCTGGTGGCAACGCTGCTGGAGCTATCGGTGCTAGTGGACTATCAGGTAGTGGTTTAACCACACAGACTGGTGGACTTGCTGGATTTGACCCTGTTCTGATCAGCTTGATTCGCCGTGCGATGCCTAACCTAGTTGCTTATGATATCTGCGGTGTTCAGCCAATGTCTGGACCTACAGGTCTTATCTTCGCAATGAAGTCACACTACGAGAATAAGTCAGGTAACGAAGCATTATTCAACGAGCCAGACAACAACTTCTCTGCTGGATCGGATGCTACTGCTAACGCTTATAACTTCGGTACAGACCCTGCTGCTGGTGCTAACCCAGGACTTCTTAACGATGCTACTGGTGGTGGTACAACTGCTGGTAACTACGAGCGTGGTGTTAAGCCATTGGCAAGAGAAGATGCTGAAGCTTTAGGAGAAAGCGGAAAGCTCTTCAGAGAAATGTCATTCAGCATTGAGAAGACTTCTGTGACTGCACAGTCCAGAGCCCTCAAAGCAGAGTACACTCTAGAACTAGCTCAAGACTTGAAAGCAATCCACGGATTAGATGCCGAGCAAGAACTTGCTAACATCTTGTCTAGTGAGATCCTTGCTGAAATCAACCGTGAAGTTGTAAGAACAGTTTACACAGTTGCTAAGTCTGGAGCACAAAATAACGTGGCAAACGCTGGTGTGTTTGACCTAGACGTTGACTCAAACGGCAGATGGTCGGTTGAGAAATTTAAGGGACTTATGTTCCAAGTAGAAAGAGACGCTAACGCAATCGCACAGCAAACTCGTAGAGGAA